TATAACGCAGGTTAAGGGAGGATATAAACATGGCTACTTTTGATTTAACAGCTAAATCCACCACTGGCGTTGGTGCTAACTCTATTGCTACCTTACCTTCTAATGCAGGTACGCATACGGTTAGAACAATTCAAGAGTATTTGGATATTGACGCTCTTATAGCAGCAGGTAACACTGTTGCTAATGGAGATGTTTTTCAAATGCTTGAGATTCCTGCAGGAACACTTGTCCTAAATGCAGGTGCTGAAGTAATGAAAGCGTTTACTTCAAGTTGTACTTTAGACATGGACTTTGGCGGTGGTGATGACATCATTGATGGTGCTGACATCACATCGGCAGGTTACTGTGCTGCAGGTTCTAATGGGCAAACCAACACAGTTGTAGGTAGTGCTGCTTCAACCTATACTCAATTTATCGGAACTGCCGATACTATTGATTGTACGATTGCAGGTGCTGCCGCAGCCACAGGACGATTACGAGTCTATGCTACAGTCATAGATTGTAACGACCACGGTGCTGTAGACAAAGCTACGGAAGTTGACAGAGACTTACTAGCTTAAACTAAAAACATGAGAGGGCAGGGAAACTTGCCCTCTTATTACAACTAAAGGATAGCAGATGGCTACTACATATATAACGCTTGTAAACGACCTTTTACGTAGATTAAATGAAGTTACTCTTACTGTTTCAGGTGACGGTTTTTCTACAGCTAAAAATGTTCAAGCAATAGCTAAAGATGCTATTAATAATTCTATACGAGAAATATTACAAGACGGACACCAATTTCCGTTTCTTAAAACAACTAAATCCCAAACATTAACCGCAGGTACAAAAACATATGATTTTGAATCTGATATGGCTAGTGTAGATTGGGATACATTTTATTTAAATGAATTAACGAGTGCAAGCAATACTCCAAAATCTTTACCTACTATTACATTTGAAAATTACACACAGAAATATAGAGCGTTAGAAGATGCTGCAGGAACTGGTGGAAGAACTGCTCCTTCTTTAGTCTATCAAACAGCAGAAGAAAAATTTGGTGTAACTCCAATACCAGATGCAGCATACGTAGTAGAATACGTTTATTATAAATTTCCAGATGATTTATCAGCATTTGATGACACTATGATTATACCAGACAGATTTAAATATATTATTATAGACGGTGCTATGGTGTACATGATGCGATTTAGGTCAAATGAACAAAGTGCTCAAATTCATCAACAAAAATTTAAAGATGGTATTAAAGTAATGCGTAGGTTATTATTAGATGACCCTATTTCTATACGGTCTACTATGATTAATAGGACTAACTATTCTACAAACATGTTAAGTTTGAGTTCGTAATATGGCAGATGCAGTTTCTACAATTAAAGCAGTCTGCAGGGGTGGACTAAATACTGGTTCTGATGTATTATCTTTAGGCACAGAGTCTTCAGGAGCAGCAATACAGCTAGTGAACTATGAACCAAACCTTGAAGGTGGTTACAGAAGACTGTCTGGTTTTGCTAATAATATGGGTACTGTTACAGGTACAGGTTCTGTATTAGGAGTGTGTGTAGCTAACGATATTAATCAAGGAATATTAGCTTGTAGAACACCATCATCAGGTAACAATTATTTACATCACTGGAACTTTTTCTATACTGTAGCTGTAACATCAGGGCAAGGAACAAACTTTACAGTAGGTGAATCTGTAACAGCCGTAGTTAGTTCTAGTGATAACACAGCAGTAGGCATTACAGGAACAGTAAAAGCTAGAGCTAGTGCTTCTTTAACTATAGATTTTGGATATACTCCTTCTTCTGTATTTGCTACAAATAATGTTCTTACAGGTGGAACTTCAGAAGCACAAACTACAGTAACTTCTACTCCTACAGAAATTGGTTGGACTGCAGTAACTACAAGTGGTTCACCTACCATGACAGGAGTAAATAAAGTTAGATTTACTAAAATAAATTTTGGTACACCTAAAGTAGTTTTAACAGATGGTATTAATCCTGCAGCTACATATGATGGAACAAATTACGTACAGATAACAGATTCTAATACGCTAACAGACCCAACTATGTCTGAAGAATTTCAAAATCATTTATTTTTAACAGGAGACCCTGCACAACCTAGTATATTATCTTTTAGTGCTCCTACAGCAGAAACAGACTTTAATCCTGCTAATGGTGCAGGAGAAATAAATGTAGGTTTTGAGATAATATCTATTAAAAAGTTTCGTAATGTTTTGTATATATTCGGAACTAATAATATAAAACGATTAGTAGGTGAAAATTCAGCTAACTTTACATTAGAAACGGTAACATCAAATTTAGGTTGCCTTGCAACCGATAGTGTGGTAGAATTAGGTGGAGATTTATTATTTCTTGCACCTGATGGTATTAGACCGATTGGTGGTACAAATAAAATTGGTGACGTTAATTTAGAAACTGTATCTAAAAATATACAACAAACCGTAAAAAATATGATTGTAGGAGAAACATTAACTAATTTATCTTCTGTTATAGTTCGGTCAAAGTCACAGTTTAGATATATGTTTTCTACGTCAGGGTCTGCAGGATTAATAGGAGCATTAAGAGAGTATCAAGGTCAATATGCATTTGAGTTTGGTCAGTTATCAGGATTAGAATGTACATGTGCAGACAGTGGTTACGTAGGTCAGACAGAGTTTATTATACATGGAGCATCAAATGGAAAAGTATACCAACAAGAATCAGGTAACGCATTTGATACAAGTAATATATTAAGTATATATAAAACTCCATTTATTTATATGGAAAACCCTGAACAACGTAAAACATATTATAGCACAGCTACGTACATGAGTGCAGAAGGAAATTTTTCTATAGCTCTGTCTGTTACATATGATTATGATAATACAGACATAAGTACCCCTGATAACTTAACGATGGCTAATACTGCACCGGGAGCTTTTTTTGATAGCGGTACTAATATAGCAGTGTATGATACAACAGATATATATGATGGTAATCCATCACCAGTTAAGTCAGTAACATTTTCAGGTTCAGGTAAAGCTATAGCATTTACTTATGTTACAGATGATACAAATGCAAGTCACAGTATTCAAGGATACACAGTTACTTATGGATTAGGAGATGTAAGGTAATGGCAGGTTACGCACGTACAAATACAGCAGATATACAAAGTGGAGAAGTTGTTAAGTCTGCTCCGATAAACGCAGAACTTAATGCAATCGTTACAGCCTTTGCATTTAGCGGTGGACACAATCACGATGGCTCATCTACTGAAGGTGCATATGTAGGACAGATAGCTGATACAGATGCTCTTAATAAAGTTGTAGTCGATACAAGTAATAATAGGGTAGGATTTTTTAGTGAAGTAAGTAGTGCAGCAGTTGAACAAATACGTATACAGGATGGTGTTATACTTCCTGTAACGGACAATGACATAGACTTGGGTTCGTCAAGTGCAGAGTTTAAAGACCTATATCTTGATGGTACTGCACACATAGATACATTAGATGTAGATGAAAACGCCACTATAGCAGGTACGCTAACCGTAACAGGTGCTACTGCTTTAAGTGGCGTTCTTACTTTTCCTGATGGTTCAGCTTCTGCACCCTCTATAACGAATACAGGTGACACAAACTGTGGACTATTCTTTAGTGCAGCAGATACATTAGCTTTTAGTGCAGGTGGTACAGCACAGTTTACTATGGCAGATGGAGCTATTGCTCCTGTAACTGATAATGATGTGGACTTAGGTACATCTTCATTAGAGTTTAAAGATGGTTACTTTGACGGCACTCTTCATGCAGATGCTATTAACTTAAATGGCACAGCTATAACTTCAACAGCAGCAGAGCTTAATATACTTGATGGGGTAACTTCTACTGCAACAGAATTAAACATAATGGATGGCGATACATCTGCTACATCTACTACAGTAGCTGACGCTGACAGAGTTGTAATGAACGACAACGGTACTATGGTACAAGTAGCCGTTACTGATTTAGCTGCTTACTTTGACGATGAGATTACAGCCATGCCTAATCTTACATCTGTGGGTACACTAACTACACTTACAGTAGATAACGTAATAGTAAATGGTACTACAATAGGTCACACAGATGATACAGACCTTATTACTTTAGCTGATGGAGTTGCTACTGTAGCAGGAGAAATATCTGTAACTACGTTAGATATAGGTGGAACGAATGTTACTTCTACTGCAGCAGAGTTAAATATACTTGATGGTGTAACCTCTACAGCTACAGAATTAAATTATTTAGACATTACAACTTTAGGTACATCTCAAGCTTCTAAAGCAGTCACAGTAGATAGTAATGGTGATTTAGTTATTCCCGACAGTGATAAATTTAAGTTTGGCACAGGCAGTGACATGCAACTGTACCATGATGGTTCTAACTCTTATATTACTAATGCTACTGGTGCATTAAAGTTAGCTACAGAAACAAGCGGTATAGCTGTAACAATAGGTCACAGTACATCTGAAGTTACAATAGCAGATAATCTTACCGTTACAGGTAACTTAACTGTAAGTGGAACACAGACAGTCGTAGATACTGTAACGATGAACGCACAAAATGCTATTGTGTTTGAAGGAGCAACAGCAGATGCAAATGAAACTACACTAACGATTACAGACCCAACTGCAGATAGAACAATTAAACTTCCTAATCAAAGTGGTACATTACCTGTTCTAGCAGCAGACAGTGACACGGCAATAACCTCTACACCTGCTGAATTAAACTTGTTGGACGGTGTGACAGCAACAACAGCAGAACTAAATATATTAGATGGCGTAACGTCTACTGCAGCAGAATTAAATATTTTAGATGGTGTAACATCTACTGCTACTGAATTAAATGTTATGGACGGTGATACAACTGCTTCAAGTGTAACTTTAGCTGACGCAGATAGAATAGTTGTTAATGACGATGGTACAATGAAGCAGGTTGCTTTAACTACTTTAAATACTTACATAGGTTCAAGTACAACAACTGTAGGAGCACTAAATAGTGGTAGCATAACAAGTGGCTTTGGGTCAATAAATAATGGCTCTAGTGCTATAACAACTACAGGCACAATAACGTATGGCAGTTTAAGTGATGGTACAATAACTATTACAGCATTTGTAGATGAAGATAATATGGCATCAGATAGTGCTACACTTGTGCCTACACAACAATCTGTAAAAGCCTATGTAGATTCTGTGGCTGGTACTTCTAATAATGTAACAGGATTGACAGCTTCAGGTGCAGAACTCAACGTATTAGATGGAGCTAGTGCAGGTACTATTGTTAATAGTAAAGGTGTTATTTATAGTTCAGGCGGTAAAGTTAATGCTACAAGTTTACAGATTGCAGGTACTGATTTAACAGCAACTGCAGCAGAGTTTAATTTATTGGATGGTGGCAGTACCGTTGGCACAACGGCTGTAGCTAGTGGAGATGGATTACTTACCAATGATGATGGCACAATGCGTCAAACTAATATTGACACATTTGACACTTATCTTTCAGGTACAACTAAAACATTAACGAATAAAACACTTACTGCTCCTAAATTTGCAGATGGTGGATTTATAGCTGACGCTAACGGTAATGAGTTAATAATGTTGCAAACTGCATCCTCTGCAGTAAATCAACTAGAAGTAACAAATGCAGCTACAGGTGGTTCAGTAGTTGTAGGAGCATCAGGTGACGATAGTAATATAGACATTGACATATCGCCTAAAGGTACAGGTGAAGTTAATATAGCTGCAGGTAATTTAAACTATGCAGGTACAGCAGTTACATCTACAGGTGCTGAATTAAATTTATTAGACGGTTCATCTGCAGGTACAATCTTAAATAGTAAAGGAGTAGTGTACGGTTCTAGTGGTGAAGTAAATGCAACAACCTTGCAAATAGCAGGTACATCTATTGCTTCTACTGCAGCAGAACTAAACATAATGGACGGTGACACTTCTGCATCAAGTATTACATTAGCTGATGCAGACAGACTTGTTCTAAACGATGGTGGTACAATGAAGCAAATAGCTTTAACCACATTAAAAACATATTTAACGGCAGCAGGATATGCTACAACAGATGATGCTACTGCACTTGCTATTGCGTTAGGTTAATATAGGAGAAATAAATGGCAAATACATTTAAAGTAATTACAAGAGATGTAGCACCTGCATCATCAGGT